GCTCACGACGAACTACTCGCCATCGCAAAAGTGATCCCGAACCCGAAAAACCCGAACCAGCACAGCGACGATCAGATCGCCCTGCTGGGCAACATCATCGAGGCAAACGGCTGGAGACAGCCGATAACCATCAGCAAGCGTAGCGGCTTTATAGTGAAAGGTCACGGACGCCTCGCTTCCGCCATTAAGAAAGGCTGGAAGGAAGTCCCTATCGACTGGCAGGAATACGCCAGCGAAGCCGAGGAATGGGCAGACCTTATCGCAGACAACCGCCTGGCGGAACTTTCCACGATCGACAACACGAAGCTCATCGACATGATCGCAGACCTGGACACCGGAGAGGTGCCGGTCGAGCTTACCGGTTATACCGAGGAAGACATCGCCGCCATCATTGCAGCTTGCGAAGGAGCCGACGACACGGTGGACGATAAAGCCGACGCCGTCGCTCCTGCAGACAACATCCCCATGACCAAAGCAGGCGACCTCTGGTGCCTGGGTCCGCACCGCCTCATCTGCGGCAGCGCAACCGATGAGAAGACCATCGAGCGACTGATGCAGGGCGAGAAGGCGGACATGGTCAACACAGACCCGCCCTACGGCGTGAGCTACGAAAGCCAGAGCGGCAAATTCGACATGATCCAGAACGACGACCTCACCGGCGACGATCTGATGAAGACGCTCCTCATTCCGGCATTCAAGAACTACGCCAAATTCACAAAGGACGATGCAGCCTTCTACATCTGGCACGCCTGCAGCACCCGCCGCGACTTTGAGGACGCGATGACAGCTGCAGGACTTGTCGAGAAGCAGTACATCATCTGGGTGAAGAACGCACCGGTACTCGGACACGCCGACTACCAATGGGCACACGAACCGTGCTTCTATGCGGAAAAAGCGGGACAGAGCGCACACTTCTACGGAGACAGAGCGCAGAGAACCACCTGGAAGGTAGTCCTCCGCGACGAAGATGGAACGGCGACCGTTCTCTCCGGAGGTGTAGTCCTTACCGACGGAGCCGGAAACAAGCTCTACCTGGCAGACAAGGTGCCGAAAGGCAAGAAAATACGGTATATCCGGCTCTCGGAAGGACGGAGCGTCACGCTGTACTCGACAGAGTGCGACCGTTCCACCGACACGTGGGAGGTCTCACGTGAGACAAAGACCGAGCACCCCACACAGAAACCCGTGGAGCTCGCAGTCAGAGCCATCGACAATAGCACCGAGGCAGGCAACCTCGTGATCGACTTCTTCGGAGGATCCGGCAGCACACTATGCGGCGCCGAACTCACCGGCAGAAGATGCTACACCACAGAACTCGACCCCAGATACTGCGACGTTATCGTCAACTCCTACGTAAGGCTCACCGGAAACATCGGAGTAACGTGCGAAAGGGACGGAGAAATCCACCAGTACGTAGAGCTCAAAGAGGAGAACGAAAAAGCCAACGGAATCGCGGGGGGGGGGTACTTGTCAGCCTCTGGAGAGCCGCAAGGCGAGCCTTCCGAGTGATAGCGAGGACGATCCGCCGCAAACTGAATAAAACCCATTGAGGGCAGGCTGGAAACGGTCTGCCCTTTCATTTTTGTAGAAAGGAGGACGCCACATGGCAGAGACGAAAAAGACCACCAAAAAAGCACCCGCCAAGACGTCAACGAAAAAGAAGGCACCGGCGAAGAAACCGGAACCTGAAATGCCGGAAGACATCTGGGAACAGATCCCCGGCGAGAATGCCGACCAGTATGCAAAATTCTGCGCTTACAGAGACATGGCGTACCAGGACGGCAGGAGACTCAACAAGCGAAGCCTCCGCAGGCTTGCCACGCAGCTGAACCTCAAGGCGGCACGTCCCCTGGAGCTTCTCTCGGTCAAATTCGACTGGACAGCACGGTGCGAGGCTTACGACAAAGACCTCGACTACCGGGCACGGCAGGCGCAGGAAACCGCCGTCATTAAGATGCGCGAGAACCACGCCCTGCTTGCTTCACAGATGATCAAGAAAGCCACCAAGCGCCTCCTGACGATCCCGGAAGAGCAAATCACCGCCTCCGACCTGGTAAGGCTGGCGGACACCGGAGTAAAAATCGAGAGATTGAGCCGAGGCGAAAGCACCGAGAACCAGAACGTCAGCGGCGCCGTTTCACACAAAGGCACCGTCAAGGTATCGGTGGAGACGCAGCACGACCTCTCCTCTCTCTCCGATGAGGAGCTGAATCAGCTTGAACAGCTACTGGGAAAGGTACATTCAAAGTCCGGCGTTTGATGCCGGAGCGCTTCACGCCGCAATCCTGAAGGAGAAGGCGGAGCGCAGCCTTTCAGATTTCATCGTGCAGGCGTGGCCAGTTATCGAACCAGGCACGACATACGTGGACAACTGGCACATCGGACTGATCGCAGAGCACCTGCAGGCGGTAAACGACGGCGAATGCCGGCGCCTTATTATTAACATTCCGCCCCGACACATGAAGTCCATCGAAGCCACCGTCTGCTACCCTGCATGGACGTGGGCGAAGCGCCCAGAGAAGCGCTTCATCAAGGTAAGCTACAGCGACAGCCTCTCACGAAAGCACAACATTCTCACCAGAGACATCATCACCAGTCCGTGGTACCAGGAGAACTGGGGCGAGACGTTCACCCTCAAGGACGACGTCAACCGTCAGAACGAATTCGAGAACAACCACCACGGCATGATGTACAGCACATCCGTCGGCGGCGCTATCACCGGTAACGGTGCCGACGTAATCATCATAGACGACCCGCAGAACCCGCTCATGGCGAACAGCGAGACGGAGCGAGCCAACAGCATCAACTTCTTCAAAAACACGCTCCAGACGCGACTGAATGACCCGAAGACCGGCGCCATTATCATCATCATGCAGCGACTGCACGAAAACGACCTCACCGGCTACGTTTTATCGGAAGACCTCGGATACACCCACCTCTGCCTCCCTGCAGAAGCACCGGAGCGCACGGTGATAACGTTCCCGAAGACCGGCAAGACGATCGTCCGGGAAGAGGGCGACATTCTGAACCCGCAGCGCTTCGACCGCGAAGTCCTGGCAGGCTTGAAGAAATCAATGGGAAGCCTGCAGTATGCGGGACAATTCCAGCAGGTACCCGCACCGGCGGAAGGCGTCATATTCAAGCGCGACTGGCTGAACAACTTCTACAGCGACGGAGCGGCACCGAGCACAATGGACATCCAGAGCTGGGATATGGCATTCACCAAGAGCGAAGGATCCGCAAAGGTAGCCGGCTACGTCATGGGACGACACGGCTCGGACATTTACATCAAAGACCTGGTGAACGACAAGATGAGCTTCACCGAATCGGTCGCAGCCGTCCGAACCCTTTCCGGCAAATGGAGCAGAGCCAGAGCGAAGGTGGTCGAGAACAAGGCAAACGGACCCGCCATCGTTGACCTTCTGAAGAAGGAGATCCCCGGCATGGTGGAATTCAACCCGAAGGGCAGCAAGGAAGAACGTGCGATCAGCGTGACGCCCTACTTCGAGGCGGGGAATATTCACTTCCCGGACCCGAAGACGCACCCCTGGGTACACGACCTCATAAAAGACCTTCTGATATTCCCGAAGGGCACATTCAAGGACACCGTGGACGCCCTGGTGCAAGGCATCCTCTACCTGATGGATAAGCCGACAACCACCGGACCCCCGAAGACCACAACACTCTCCAAAGAGAGCTACTGGCGCGGAAGATAACCGAAGCATTATACAAGTACGGTGCAGGCATCGTTATTGTATTACCCTTGTTTTTTCTTTAACCCTCAAATGAATTACCTCATACCCTTAACCCTTAAATGGGGTACCTTAAACGGATAACCGCTCATGGACAGTTTTCGAGAACTTTACAATCGGTCTCTATAATATCGAGAATGCCGTTGACTTTTTGGACACCGAAAAGTATAATTAATTTACGGTGTACGGAAAGTGAGGTGAAAGAATGAGTCCGAGAACCGGAAGACCTAAAACGGATAATCCAAAAGAAAGGAGTGTAAGGGTAAGATTTGATGACGCTCAATACGAACGTCTCGACCAGTACTGCAAGAAAAGATCAAAAACCAAAGCCGAGGCGATCCGAGATGGAGTGGAAAAAATGCTGAATGAGGAGGGAGAGAGCGATGAAGCTGCCGTGGAAATTTAAAATTTCCATAATGACAAAAAATGAAGAGAGATACTTCGGATACGCAAAGAAACTGCAAAACGAAAAAAACACCAAGAAAAAACAGTCTCTTTACGAGAAGCAATTAAAAGAGCTCCCAGGCTTTGTGCGCACCTGCCTACAAGAGGATGGAGAACTCCCGCCCATTATACCTTGTAGGGACGAATTGCCGGAGCTTTACAAGAGAGCCGGCGACTGGAAGAGCGCCGAAAGGGTGATAAAGCAATGCATCGAATACAATGCATATTACCCAGACAACGGAAACGACCAACTCGTTGACCTTCTGAATTATCAAAAGGCGGCAACAGCAGCGCTAAACCTGATTGAGCAGCAGCCGGGAATTCTCCAAAAAGACATCTACAAGGCTTTAAAGCCACAAGAGCTTGACGACCACAGCCTAAAGCAGTTTATTAGATACTCGCTGCAAATAAAAAAGGTGCCGGAAAGCGGCACCAATAAGTTATACAAAAAATGAAATGGCGATTGCTACCGCCAGCAAGCAAACAGCAATCGCCAAGTACCAACCACATTCAAAGAGGCTGATATAAACATTATATCACGCCCTCGGAGAAAAATCAAGGAGGAACGATAAAATGTCACAAATAAAATTACTCTACGGAGAGTATATCAAAACGGTTACAACCTACGATCCCAACAAACAAAGAGCGATGGATATGGCCGCCGAGATAATACCTCAAAATGAATTTCTCAAAATCGAAGAGGATATCACGATAGCAGAAGATAGAATGACAGAAGATGCGTTCGTTGCAGGTTTCAAATCAGCAATGAAGCTCATAAAGGAGGCGATATCATGAAGAGAAGCGCTCAAAAGATTGATCTTACCGGTCAGCGGTTCGGACGGTGGACGGTTATCGAACAAGCACCTCCCGGAGAAGGATATAGTACTCGGTGGCTTTGTGAATGCGACTGCGGAACCATAAAGACCGTCGACAGTCAACTCCTTCGCTCTGGTAGATCTAAGAGCTGCGGCTGCCTTTGTAACGAAATGAGAATGCAGTCGCCCCGAACACTCATAGATGCGGACTTGAGGCTTCGTGCTATCTATAACAGCATTCGCTCCGCTTGCGAAAATCCACGGAATCCGAAGTGGGAAAAATTCGGTGCAAAAGGGATAACGGTTCACCCAGCCTGGGTAAACGACTATAAATCCTTTGAACAATGGAGCATAAAGAACGGATACGAATCAGAAGCGTTTCTTTTGAGGTACGATGTCCGTCAAGGTTTCACACCGTGGAACTGCAAATGGACGCGCAACAAAGACTATGGTCAAGGGCGCAAGGGTGAGATAATGATAACTGCCAACGGAGAGACCCATAGTCTCGCCGAGTGGTCACGCATAACAGGGCTACACCGAAGCAGCATAGAAGAGCGACTGCTTCGCGGTGCAACTCCAGAAGAGGCGGTAGACCCACGCATTAAACCAAGAGGAAGAAAACCCGAAGGCAAAAACAAGGCTGACGTCAGCGGCGACAGAATGATAATCAAGGAGAAGATCAGGCTCGCCGGATTAAAACAATACCAAGTAGCAGAACAACTCGGAATAGACGAGACCAACTTCTCAAGGATGTTGAGATATCGCCTCTCCGAAGAACAAAAAGCCGCAATTGATAAAGCGATTAAAGCGGCTAAAGCCAAGAACTAAATACTGATAAACAGAAGGCATCAGAGAAATCTGGTGCCTTCTTTGTTTATACAACAACCCGAAGAAAGGAGGAAACACAATGGCAAACAGCATGAAAGAACTCGGTCGCCTCGGTCAGAAACGATACGGCGGTTTTTTTTACGAGGAATTCCTGAAGGAGCTGCAGGGCAGAAAAGGCATCGCGGTCTACCAGGAGATGAGCGAGAACGACGACGTCGTCGGCGCTATTCTCTTTGCAATCGAAATGCTAATACGCCAGGCGATCTGGGACGTGCAACCAGGCGGAACCACACCTGCAGACGAAGAAGCGCGAGACTTCGTGCTCTCCTGCATGGACGATATGTGCGACACCTGGAGCGACGCGATCTCGGAAATCCTCTCATTCTTGACCTACGGCTGGAGCGCCCACGAAATCGTATACAAGCGCCGCTGCGGTAAGCGGAAAGACCCGCGCCTTCGCAGCAAGTACACGGACGGTCTCATCGGCTGGCAGAAACTCCCTATCAGAGCGCAAGAGACGCTCTACGAATGGCTGTACGACGACAACGACAACATCGTCGGTCTGGTACAGAACCCGCCTCCGGACTTCGGACTGATTAACATCCCGATCGAGAAGCTCCTGCTTTTCA